GTGTTATTACTGCCCTTGCAATTTCATCTGTGCTTGCATTGGAGTTTGAAACATTAACATTGATACCATAATTATACACTGAGCTAGAGGTATTTCCAGGTGAATCTGATTTATTGTTAAATGTTCCATTATTAATATCACGTAGATTGTCTACACCAAAATTATCAACAGCAAACTTCTTTACTACAAATTCTCCAGGGGTCAACATTGCTGGGATTGTATCTGTTCCACGTGCAAAACCACCTGCTGCCATATACTTAGGAATTAATCCACCCATAGATCTTTTTACTGGTGTTTTTGCTGCATATTGTGCTGCTGCTTGTGCTGCGTATCTCATTCCACTAACTTGTGCAGCAGTTAAAGGAGTAGGAGCAGGCGCTAGTTTTTTCACTTCATTATTAGCATTAATTTTTTTCTGAATTTTTGCTGTTAGTTCTTTGAGGTTTGCTTCTCTTGCTTTAAGATCTTCAGATATTGGTGTTGGTGTGTCTGCAGTTGCTCCACCAACAACACTTGATGTACTTCCCGCTGCTCTTGCTTTTGCTACCTCATATAGTGCAATTGCAAGTTTTTCTGCACTACCTGTTTCAGCAAGCAACTGGGTATTAAGTTCTATTCCTGCATCTTCTGCTAATTTTATTAAATCATCAAATTTTTCAAGTTCTTCTCTAGTTCTAGTGACATAACCTAGTGCTTCTTTATCTTTTTTAATTTTTCCTTCTGTTACAACAATTAAAGCTTCAGTTTTTCTTATGCTTTCTTCAATTACTATTTTTTGATTTTTTAAAGTTAACAGTGTTCCATTTTCAATTACACTAATTTGATATTGTAAATCTTTATTTTTTTGTTCAAGAGCATTTCTTCCCAGCGCACCAAGGGCTGAGTCACGGCCTGCAGTTAATGCATTTCTTTCTCCAGATATAGCAGATTCTGCTTGTTGTGCTCTTGCTTCTTGTACCGCAAATGCTGCAGCAGAGATGTCACCACGAGTAAGAGCATCTGCAATAGACATTCTTTGTTTTTGAATATTGTTTATTTCTTGATTAATTGAAGCAATCTTATCTAAAGCAGCTATTTGTGTATCATATTTTTTATTTATTACATCTTCTTGTCGTGCTACTGACTCAAGAGCAAAATTATTAGCAGCGATTTGTGCCTGTAGTGGATCAATTTGTTCTCTATTCTTTTTATCAATTTCATCATTTATATTTTTAAGTTTTTCCTGTTGAACACTTAGCTCATCATTATCTTTTTTTAGCTCTGCAGAATATTTTATTTCTACTAATTTGTCACGAAGATTTAATAATGCTAACTCATTAGATACAGAGTCTTTAAACTTTTCTTCTGGTGACATGTTTGCTTTGGCTGCTGCTGTTGATCCTTTTAGTGCTTTAGTATATGCTTTAACGTCTTCAGTTAGTTGTTTTAATTTTTTACCTTTGCCATTAGCAATAACTAGTGCTGCAATTTCTGCATCATTAGATAATTCGGTTGCAGTTGTATTATCAATATTTGCATTACGTAAAATTTTATATGCTTTAGTTTGTTGTACAATTACAGCAGTTTTAGCTGCAAGAGCATTTAGTTTTCCTTTTTCAGAATCGCCACCTTTAATTTTTCCATTAGCATCTTCTGTATTATTGGCCTCTTCTTCAACTTTAATAAACTCTGCATATATTCTTTTGAGTCTAATCATTGCTGCTTCTCTTATAGAAAAATCATCAGATCCCAAATCTTTAAAAATGTTGCTGTCTGGTGAAACAATTCCACCACTAATTAATGTTAATCCCATCATTAAGTCTTTTGCTGATTTTAAATTTGTAATAAATTTTGTTGCATCAACACCCATTGATTTAAATATTTCAATTAGCGCAGCTTCTCTTGCTTTTTTCTCAAGAGTGGTTAGTGGTGCTACAATTGCATACATTGTTTCTTCAAATTTTGTTGCATCAATTAAGTTATTTGTAAACATTCCAGCAGCACTATCTGATACAGAAATTATTGTATTTTGAAGATCTTTTAGTGCTTTTTCTTCTTCTTTTCTAGATCTTGCAGTTTGAATTTGGGTCCCACCAGTTAAGGGTGTTGTATCAATAATTAATGGTTTATTTACTTCTTTATTTACTTTATCAAAAAGTGTTTGAATATCTTTTTTAAGTTGATCAATAGAGGTTGGGTCAAGGGTTAAAGATTTAACTTCTAGTTTAACATCTGTTTTTTTAGCTTCTTCACGTAAAGAATCAACCAATATTTGTATTTGTGCATCAGCAAATCCTTTTGCTTTAAGGTCAAGGGCAAGAGACTTAAGCAGTATTATTGCTTGGCTAGCAGTAGAATTAGATAATGTTTTAATTGTTGACTCATAGTCTTTTTTAAAGTTAGAGTCTTGTTTAAATGCTTCTCTTTCTGTTCTTGTTTTTGTATCTACAGCTTCTAATCCCTGAAGTTGTCTTGGAAGTTTTAATGGTACAACACCAAAAAAATCACCAAGCATTTTTGTTTGTTCTGTTGTTGATCTTAGTGCGTTAGAAAAACCATCCATGTACTCAATTTCTTTTTTTCTTTTATCGTTATATATCATAAACAATGCTCCAGCAGCTGCAAGTGCGATGGCTGTTGGTCCTAAAGCAAATTTAAATTTCATAATCTGACTTACAATTTTTTGTCCAGTTAACAACTGTATGATAGATGATAAACCAAATATTAATCCAGAAAATTGCATTATTTTTTGAGAAATACTACCTAAAGCACCACCAGCCATTGATCCAGCTCCAGCTAAAGATGTTAATGCAAACGTTCCAGCCATAAAAGCAGAATTCATGGAATTAATTCTTTGTTGTGAAGTTTTTCTTGCTGCTACTTCAGCATTTATTGATTGTGTGGTTTTTGTTGAAATTATAGCTGCGGGTCCCACTTGAGACATCTTCATTTGATTTCTACGAATAGACTTTTGTACTGGGTCTATTGGACCACTTCCATATAAAGATGATCTTGATGCTTGGGCAATATTTGATCCCGTTGCAGATCCTCCAATTTGTTGTCCTATTGCTTTTGCATCATCAACATATTCTTGTGCTCCAGCAATAAATCCACGTCCAATGTCAGCCCCAACTTTTTTAGTTTCTTTTGATGGTGAAGAAATCTTTGCCTCTGCCACTACGCCTTGTTCAATTTGCTTTTTTGTTATTTTTAATATTCTTGTAGCAGCATCTTTAACATAAGGAGAAACTTCTTTTATTAACTCGTCAGTTGTAGTAACTATTGATTGACCCAAGTGAGCCATTGTTGCTTTTTCAAATTGACCTGAAGAAGGATTTAATGTTTGAAAAGATTTTTTAGTCTTTCCTTTGCTGTCAACTCTAGTAGTACTTGTAAACATTTCTGGGTTAAGTGCAGATGCAAGTGCTTGTGCATTTTTGCTTTCATTTCTATAAGACATTGGAGAGGTTGATCTTGATTGACCACCTGCTGCGGTGCCACCACCACCTACTGGACCAAAAGTTCTAATTTGATTTATAGAGTTTTCAAGTGCAACATCAATTTCTTTACCAGCTACGGTAATTCCTTTTGCAGCCTCACGAAGAGCTGGAACAACTATTTGTTCAATATCAATATCTTTTACAAATTCAATACCAGACTCATTTAGTGCTCTTACGGTGGTTTGTGCAAACAAATCTCCAACTCTTTCAAGTTCTTGCATTACTGATGGATCTTTTACTTTTTCTCCAATTTGTCTTGCAATAACTGCAAGAAGTGGTGCTTGTCCTGCTGCTCCTGCTTGTCCAACATACCTTGTATAGTCTGAAGTTGGAACTCCTCTACCAGAAGTTTGACCCATTGAGGTGTTAATTGATTCTGGCATGTAGGTAGTTGCATTTCTGTATCCCTTAACTAATCCACCTTCATTAAAGCCAATTCTTTTTTTATTTAACTGCATTAACAGTGGTAAGAATTCTTCTGTTACATCTTTTGTAACAACAAACTCACCAGGAGTAAGCATGGCTGGAACTGTATCTCCATTTCCAGTTCCTGGAACTACTCCTCCAGCTGCAAACTTTTTAGGAGATGAAACACCAGGGGCTCTCATCATTCCTGGATTTATTGCTGCAAACTTTGCACCTGCATTTGCTGCTTGTTGATATGCAGCAATTAATTTTGCTATTGCAGTAGACTCTGCTGTAAATGTTTGTGTAAGTCTTGCATGTGATTGATCTAAAGAGTGTGCTGCAGCTGCTGCATCAATTTGTTCCATTGTTAAATAATCAGTTTGTTCACCAAGTATTTGTGATTGTCCAGTTAGTCTTAAGTATCCATTGCGTAAAACCATTACACCTTTTATAATGTTTGCAAAAGCATTTGCAAGCAAACCAAATGTCATTAAGGCAATTGGGCCTATAGCACCTACTGCCACTGTTAATATTACTAATGCTCTTTTGACTCCAGAAGAAAGGTTATTGAATTTTTCAAGTATCCCGCCAATAAATTCTACAATTGGTGTAACAGCTTCTAAGAATGTTTGTCCAACTGGAACAAGTGCAAGCTTTAAATCTTCAACAGACTTACGGAATTTATTCATTGCAGAGTCTGCAGTTAATCCTAATTCTTTTTCTGATAAAGCAGAAAGATCTTCAATGGATGATCCTGCTAACTCAAGAACACGTGCTGCCTGTCCAGTTTCATTTGTTACGTTATCAAATAATGTTGACAAACGTGCAAACTGGAACTTACCAAATAATTGTTCAATTGCTCTTGCACGTGTAAGTGGATCTAATGTATCTAGTGCTTGTGCAAATTCAATAACTGTTCCTTTAAGATTTCCTTGATTTGATTCAACAATTTGACTCATATTGATTCCAACACTTTGGAGCATTGCTGCTGCCTTTGTGCTTGGATTAATTAAAGATGCAAGACCAGACTTTAATGCGTTAGCGCCTTCTGATGCATTAATTCCACCTTCTTTCATTGCTGCCATAAAGAAAGCTAAATCTTTTACGTCACCACCAAGTTGTTGAATAACTGGTGCAACTTTTGGAATTGCTGTTGTAATATCATCTAAAGATACAACTGTTTGGTTTTCTACTGCGTTAAGAAAGTCAATTGATGATGCAAGGTTTTCAGAAGACATCTTAAATGCATTTTGCAATGAAATTGTTGTTTCAAGTGCTTTGTTTGCATCAATTTGTCCAAGGACAGAAAGTCTTGTTGCTTCAGTTGTCTGACGCTGTAAGTCAACTCCCTGGAAACCTGCTGCTGCAGCTTCTGCTGCAAGTCCAACTGTTTGTGAAACTGCAACACCATATTTAGTAAACATTTGACCAAGTGCTGTAATGCTATCAAGTGCTTGGTTTGTTTCTTCTGTTGGAGTAAATAAATCTCCATAGACTTTTCTAAACTTAATTGTTTGAGCTTCCATTTCCATGAAAGTTCTTGATGCAACCATTCCAAGGCTAGCAAGTGGAAGAGTAAAACCAACCATAAGCTGTCGCCCAGCCCACTGTGTATTTTTACCAAAGTTTAAAAGGTTTGTAGATCCTTGCTTAACTAGTTGATTAAATATTGCTTGTTTCTGTGCTGCTAATTGAGTTTGAGTAGAAAAATTATTCATATCAAGCTGGTTAGGCATTACTGCAATTGCTTTCATTGCTCCGCTTGAATCACGGCCTAGCTTAATGTATTGTGTTTGTAATTTTTTTACACGATCTTCAGCAACTTTACCAATTGTGTCAAACTCAGACTTAAATAGTCTTCCAAATGTTTTTGTAGATGCTCCAGAATATCTAAAATACTCTCGCATAGAGAATTTATTTTTCTCAAGGGAGTTTGTAAAGGATTCTGATGTTGTTTTAACTGTGCGGAGTTCTGCAGAGAATGCACCTGTAGCATTAACGCTATTGATGAAGTTCTTCTGCAGATCTCTCTGCGCCAGTCCAGCAGCTTCGCTGCTTTTAGCGATAGATGTATGAAACTGAGATATCTGACGTTGTAAAGCCTTTAGTTGGGCTAACGCTTCAGACGTATCAATATTAACGCCAATATTAGCATTAACGTCAGCCATCTAGTTTACACCTCGCTTTTTAGTTTTTGTTGTTAATTGTTTTATTCACCAGCAAGTGTTGAACCTGATGCTGCTTCTACAATTTTGTAGACAGTTGGTAAGTCTAGAACTTCTTCTAGCTTGTCAATGTCATCTGCAAGTTCTGGTTTGTACTGTTTCATTGCAATTTGAACACACTCAACAAGAAGAGTCATTGACTTTTCATTGTCATCCGCCACCGCTGCAACACCCTCAAACTTTGCCATAAATGGACGAAGAAGAGAGATTTTTAAAGGACGGACAGATATTTCTGTACCATCCATAAGTGTGAGTTTTTGAGCCTCATACACTGTCGTTGCCATACTACCTCCTAATTAGGTTATGTTAATTATAGCACGAAAGTGTCAATTTTTTAGGAGTGTTGGATCTACCAAATTTTCGTAATCAAGTCCCATGTTAATGCCAAACCCTGCCTTTTGAGCATTTTGTCCTTGAAGAGATAATACATCATTACTATCAGATGTTGCTCCTTGGCTAAAAACTCTAGCTTTCATGTCTTCCCATTCTTTTTGTCCTTTGTCAGAACCTGAAGCTCCTTCTAGGTCTACACCTTGAATTGCTGCAAGAAACTTTTTTTCTTCGTAGTCTAGCTCTCTTTTACTAGATAATGTTATCATTAACTCTGGCATAGATAAAGATTCTTCTAGTTCCTTATAGTCTTTCCAAATACCCAAAATAAATACTTCTGCCTCTAATTTTGCAAGGTCTAAGTCTTGCCATGTCATGCCACTTGAAGTTGCTTGATCCTTGACTGTTTCTTCTGATTTTTTATTTATTTTTATACCTGCTGCCACATCAATAATTTTATATATTGTTGGTAGGTCTATGTTGTCTTCAAATGAGTCTATTATTGATGGATAGTATTGTTTCATGCATATACCCACACATTTTGACAAAATATCAATTGCGCCATCATCATCTGATACGTTTTCAATTTGATTAAAAACAATCATAAAATCTCTTAGGTATTTAATTTTTAATGGAGTTATTTCTATCTCTGTTCCATCAATTAAATAAACATTTTCTCTGTGATATATTTGTGTGGCCATTTTATCTATTCTATCACAAAAACAACAAAGCCCACCTCAAAAGAAGTGGGCTCAGTCGTATAATTATTAAATTATGATGCTGCTGTCCAAGTACGATCTACGATCTTACCATATGAACCAGAAACATCTTCTGGTAGAAGACGGAATGATACTTCAAACATTGAAGCCTCATCACGCTTTGCAGATACTGTAACATTCTCAATTGACAATGCACGGTATGCTGTATAAACACGCTCTACATAAGCTGAGTCTACGCAGTCTCCAGTTCCTGGACCTACTGCAACAATACCACGCTCTACAGGGCATTCTCCAATATCACCAGCAGAAAGATCAAGTGATCGTCCGTTAGATGTACTCTTGTTTCCTGTAAGCTTGCTATCTGAGTAAGCCAAAGCTAGAAGAAGGTTTTCTAGTGTTGCTTCAGCAAAAGCTGTTGCAAGATTTACCTGCATGCCCTGCTTGTAAAGCTTTGCTACGTCAAGAATTTGATCAACTTGAACTTCACCGAAGTCAGGTTGGAAATTTAACTCAAGACCATTCATTGTGTAACCAACATTTGTGTAATCAGCATCATCCGCAAGTGTCTCACGGAATGTTTCTGAGTTAACAAAAGGAGTTAGTGAAGTAGCATCAAGTGTTGTGTCTGCCACAAACAGTGCTGCTGCACCAACAATAATATTGGTTGACGTTCCACGACTATAAGCCATAGTATTTCACCTCTTTTTCATTAATAGGGTTATTAAGTTGTTAGGCGTTTGTGTTTCCTCAAATTAATTATAACATCATTTTATATGATTATTTTTGTGGCTGGCTTGGATTCAGGCTTCCAAAGTGATCCAGTAACTGTTCCAGTTGGGTCAGCCAAATGGTAGTCAAATTCAACAATAACTTTGTTTCCTCCATAAGTTCTGGCTGTACCAAAATCAATTATGTCTCTAGTCTCTTCAAGCTGATAAACCTTAAATGTGTGAAAATAAAATATATTATCAATAAGATTTTGGTTTTGTGATGTTCCAAGATTAATTTGCCTATTTGAGCACCAGTCGTTTACTTCTTGTGCTGACTCATCTCCACGATCCAGTAGGCGTTGAACACCCTCTGTAACTTGAACTAGATTTTCAGTAACAGTGCTTTGTGTAGCATAAAAATAATAAAGCATCTGTTCACACTTTATGTGTGGAAAGCTTTTTTTGTTCATTCTGAAAAGTCTGTCATATGTTGCCATTATTCCATTTTCAGTAAGTGTCTCAGTTATATCATCAATTGTAGATGGTGTTGATGGGAAAAAGGGTATTCCGTCAAATCCATAATCTGATAGTTTATCTTTTATGTAATTATTAATCCATAGTGTTGGTGTATTTAATAATGTATCGTTTGCCATATTATGCTACTCCTGCCTGTGCTATCCATTGGTATCCCGTTCTTATTCCAACAGACTTACCATTATTTTTTCCAGCCTTAATGTTTGCCTTATAGACTGTTGGACTTTCTAAATAGTCTTTTATTCCACTTGACCTAATAAAGGCTTGTGAAAAATATTTAGTAAAAAACAAATCAAATGTTTTTTCAAATCCACCAAGTGCTGCAGGTCCTCCAGGGTTTGTTATGACAATATCCTTTTTTGTAAAAATAGTTTCTCCATTGTCTTCAAAAACTAAAACACTTGATGTTGTTGGAGAAATTATTACAGGAATTCCATTTTCCATAATTCTTGCTTTATTATAAAATGGGACATTTGATCCATCTTTTATTGTTGAAGATTGAGAAAATGTTGAAAAGAATGATACTCCAGAGTCTGTGGATTTATAGGAAATATCATATAGTCTTGCTTCTGGACTTCCAACTCTATACCACTCATAAACATGTTGAAGAATAACTGGATTTACCTTAGCATTTGTATCAATAAAGGTCTTTAATGATTCAGTGGCTAATGATCCTATGTTTTCAAAAAATTTAGACTTTCCCTTTTTTATACCGTCTAAAAATCCAAGAGAGTAATCAATAATATTACTCATGTCTTTTCTAAATAAATTTGAATTAACTGTTACTCTTATCATACATTTACCGCTTGATTTTCTGAGCGACGCAAAAGTACTTTATAAAAATCAACATTATTTGTTGGTCCAACTAATGGCTCTTGTGATGCAACTTCATATATTGTTCCTTGGCCAGATCTAGGTCCAGATGTTTCCATATATATTGTTTCTGAGTTTGGAAGCCTTACATTTGTAATAAGAATATTAGTCATTGAATGTCTTTCTTTTTGTGTTGATATTCTTAAATCAAATTTAACTCTTCCAGTCAAAACCATATCTTGATTAATTTTAACATTAGTTACAATTTCTTCTTTTGTTTTTCCAGTTCCAGAACTAAGGTAGCATGCAACTGTTCTATCAAGAACCCATTGTTTTTTTAGATTGCCATAAGCAGCTTGTTCAACTACAGGATAATAAATATCTGCCAACATTGGAAACATAAAGTCGGTAGCTTCGCATACCGTATTCATTATAAGAACCCAGGTGTTTTAACGTTTGTTATATATTTGTCAATAATAATATCAACAAGAATATTTCCAGTACCAGAAAACTTTGATGAATCATACTTAAGTCTAAACTGATCTGTTTGATATTCAGAAATGTATGTCTTGTAGTGTTCCATTTTTCCACATTTAATATCGTCAATTAATAAATTCATGGCATCACGAATATCACCTGGAATAACTTTGTATCCTGAATCATAGTCAATTACGTAATCAAAACCTTCAGGAAATGCTGCTGGTTGATTTCTTGTATTTGTCCACATGTTATCATAATTTTCATATGGTGCGTATGCATAAAATGAGTCTGATCCTGCATCTCTGTACTTTAATGGTTTTCTTTCTGCACGATCTTTTGTTTCATTTAGGTCATAATCTACTGGTACTTTTACAATTGAAGTTTCGTCTTTTGTAACAATATAGTTGTATCCATCAAGTCCTGGGCCATCAACAGTATCAGTTATGTCATAGACTAATCTTCCATTTTCATATACTTGATTGACGCTGTAAATTGGTTTCCAAACTGGTAAATAGTCTGTTCCTTGTCCAACTACCTCAAGTATTTTCTTTTCAAATGTAAATTTAGTGCCAATCAATGAGTCAATAATAGCTCTTGCAAGGCGTTCATTGTATGTTGCTTCTGCAATCTCTGTTGCAGTAATTCCTAATGTGTTTGGATTAACGTATGGACGGATAACAGTTAAATTATCTTCAACTACTATATGCTGTTCTTCATCTTCATCTTCATTAATTTCATAAATTTGAACAGAATAATCGTCATCATATTTTATAAAATCACCAGTTAAAGTAAATGTAATTTGTGAGTCTAGATCAGAAGTTATGGTTTCTGATACATTAAGATTAAGTATAGAATTTTCAATTGTAAACAAATAGTCAGTGTCTGCTTCTGGGACATCGTATTTAATGTCAATAGGAAATGGTGGAAGTCTTAATACTATCATTTTTGTTTACCGTAGTATGAGGCAACTTCTTGAGGTGTCGCAATGCGAACTGACCTGTGTGTTACCCATTTTTCGGATTCCTCCTTAGTTACAATGTTATATCCTTTTTCTAGAGTTCCTACTCCACTCCAAAAAATATTTCTTTCTGAAAATAATGCAATGCTATTTTTTATTTCTTCTTCAATATCTTGTTTTTCTTCTACTGCTGCATCTTCTGGAGTCCAGTTAGCAATAATTTCTAGTATTTCTATTTTTTTATTTGCCCCAATAATATCAATATTATTTTTTTTGGCATAGGATTTTATCTCCATAACAGTCTTTTTAGATAGTTCTTCAGTAATAGACATTAAATCCTCCTATGCCATTATACCAGAATTAGCGTCTTCTTCTTGATTTACCAAAATTATTTTGTAATGGTAAGCGAATACCATTTGGTATTCCAGAAGGATTGACTGCATTTGGTCCTGTTGTATCTCCCATGTTTGCACCTGGAAGATTTTCTAAAGTATTTACTTGGAGTCCGTTTGGACCCATAATTATTACTCCAGGAGTTCCTAAAGATGCAAGTGCACCATTACCAAAATGATTATGGTCTATTGGGTTTGTTCCTGGATATGACATATATACTCCTAAAAGAAAATAAGGAGGGTAGTTTTTACGCTACCCTCCCTATAAAGTATTTCAATGATTATGAGTTATTTGCTGCTGTTGCGAATGCAACTGCATCAAGCTCTTCCCATTGTAGACCAAAGCGGACGAATACTGTGTACTCAATTGTGTCCTTCTTTGGTTGGTAGAAACGGTTTACAGTGATGTCTCTCTGGAATCCCCATACACGGTTCTGAGGGAATGTAAGATCTACATAACCTGCAGGGTAGTAAGGAACTTCCTGAACTTCAACACCAAGAACACGTGTTGTACGTGCTCCACCGAATGTCTGTGCTGCACCATCTAGATAGCTCTGACGGTTAGCAGGTGTACCTGCTGCAATTGGAGAAAATGCCTCTGCGATTGCATCAGCAAGTGTACCGTTGTTCTTAACGATACCCTGGAATGCATCTGTACCTGCATAGAACTTTAGATTGTTCTTGATTGCACGGTACTTGCGTGGCATTGCAAGGATAATATCCTGTAGAACAGGAGTTGTCCATTCATTGTTTGCAACGGTTACGAATGATTCGTGTGCGTCTGATCCTGAAGTTACCTTGTTTACGAAACCATCCATGATTGAAAGGAATGGAGCAGTTGAACCGTCACCGTTGATCGCAAGATCTTCAATGTCGTTTGCAAATGCTGTTGTCATTAAACGAACAAGGTGGTCTTCAAGAGCTCCACCTTCTAGGTTATCTTCAAGTGATTCTGTTGATACTTCCCAATCAAGACGAATCTTTTTTGTAGTAAGTTCAACCTTTGAGAATGTTGCTCCTGCATTGGTAAATGTAGGGTTTGCTTGTGCTGCTGCACGAATTACACGCTCACCAACGTTAACTTTTTCAAGTTCCATTGTGTTAGCTCGCATTGTAACTCTACGTCCATCTTTAGCGAGAACTGTAGCATCCCACACATAATCAATGAAGCGACGGGCTTGCTCAGGTAGCAAGATACCTCCAGGCGTACCTGTTGGATTTACAGCGTTAGGACCATCTAGTACTCCTAAATTTGCTGTAGCAATATTGCCCATGGTTCCTGTGCGGCCTGCAACTGGAATTCCAGCGTCTGCTGAGCTTCCTGAAGCAAATGCACCATCACCGCTATGAGCGTGGGCTACTGTTGGAGAGCCTGGATAGTTCTTTACGATATCTTCTGACATATTGTTCACCTCCTAGTGATTTTATGTTAGTTGTATAGGTCGGAGAATTTGAGGAAACGTCCGCCCCATAGGGATTTGTGAGCCATTACTGGCTCCTGCACGATCTCGCCTAGATCGCCAGACTTGCGGAAAGCGGTATCTAGCTCTACTAGATCTACTCGCTTGCCAATTTCATTGAAAGTTCCCTTGATCTGATCTACATCAGTTGTTGTGGCTTCAAGAGATTTCTTTATATTTGCAACTTCATCACTTAGTGATTTTAGTGTTGCTGCTAGATCGCCAAAGGCATTATTAACAGAATCTTTAATTTCTGTAATTGCATTAACAACTACGTCATCCGCTTTAGCTGCAGTTTTTTCTTCTTTGTCGTCTTCTTTTGTTAAAGCAGAAGGCATCATTTCTTCGTCTTCTTCTTCTTCATCTGTTGACTTCTTAGGAGCGTCTGCTTTTTCTGCTTCTGCTTCTGCTGCAATAGGTGCCTCAATAGTGGCATCTGCCTTTGGAGTGACCTCTGATACTACTTCTGGAGTTACTTCTGCTTCTTCAGCCTTTGCAACTACTTCTGTATTTTCTGTCATAGGACTTACCTCCTTGTTAATCTTAGAAGACTCTATGCCTTTAGCACTATCAACTAAGAATTTTATCATGTCTATTTTATCTTTATCTGATTTTTCTACAAAACCAATATTTTTCATTTCTTCTCCAGATACTGGACTAACTTGTGTATCTTCTTCGGAAGTTAAAACAATTCCATTATCTTTATCGTAGAATACATTTTCAATAATTGTATCCATTCCGTCACCTTTAATTACATCAATGCCATCAACTTTTTCAACTGAAACAATGCTGGCAAACTGATTTGCTGGTGAATCTACTAAAGATAGTTCTACTAAATCATATTGTTTAATAACTCTAATTGTTTTGTCAAGTTCTTCATTATATGCATCATCCCACTTATTCATTCTTCCGCCAATAGAAAAACCAGTGTATGTACCATCAAGAACTTTTTCCCATGCATTCTGTGCACCCTTTGAAATGTATGTAGAAACGTAAACTCCTTTATAGAATTTTTTTGTTTCTGGATCAAAGTATTTTTCTTCTTTAAAATTAATCATTTTACCAACGGCTGAAGGCTGATGCATTTCACGAATATTTCCACGGAATCTAGAGAAAGCTTCCATAGATGCTTCTGTTGTAACAATATCATCTTGCTTATCAATGTTGTCTAGTGATGCAAAACCTGATACTATTCTGCGTTCTTGGTCTACTTTTCCAAAGGGCATAGATAGGCGAAGATTGTCGCCGTCAGTTGTCCAAAATGCCTTATTTGTATTCATTGTGTATTCTATTATACCAAACATTTATAGGGTTTTCTCAAGTATTGAGATAGTGCCAAGTTAGACCTGGTTTCTATATAAAGCCAAGCAACTTTTATGCTGTACTAAACTATAATACCATACAGTTCAAGCTCTTTTTTTGCAGTATCTTTTGTTATATTGTTTGTACCAGCTAAAACCCAGTTCCACAGAGGTGCCCCTGCACTACCATAGTAATAGTCATAGTTGAAAAATCCAGGTACCTTGTGTTTTGACCTTTCCAGAATTTCCCTAGAAAAAGGTGTAAGGGTTTTACCAGAGGAAATATGTTTCCAGAACTCTGAATCTGTTCTACCACCTTGATAGTGTATTACTAAAAAATCACGTATATCATCATATAGTTTTTGCATACGAGAGTTATATCTTTTTTGACCTACTGGGTCGTATGTTTTTTCCCAGGTATCTGACATAAACTCAAAACAAAATGTAACAAGTTGAACTATGGTTGTATGTATTGAGGTTGCTTCTAGTGGTTCTGCAAAAGATGAAGCAAGTCCTAAAGCAAGACAATTTTTTTCCCAAAGAACATCGCATCTTCCAGACTCAAACTTTATTACTTTTATTGGATCAATTTCATGACCCAGCAATAACTCAACTTCTTTTTGAGCATTTTCTACAGATATATATTTATCAGAAAAAACATAACCACATCCAATACGACTTGCTGTTGGAATTTGCCACATCCATCCAGCTGACAGTGCGTGAGCTACGGTTAGTGGCTCTAGATCATCTTTTGGCCTTGGCAAAATAAATGGTATTGCAGTATTGACTGGAAGATTTTCTGAGTAAGAATTCCACTTAACACCTAAAGATTTCATTAGTATACGTGAAAATCCTGTACAGTCAATAAAAAAATCTCCAAAAATTTCTTCATTATTTTCTAATATTAAACTTTTTATTGATCCATCTTCTTTTAGTGTTACTTTATTAATAATTCCATCTATGTGGCTAATTTTGTTTTCTAAAATTTTTTTAAAATGTTTTCCTATAAGAGTTCCATCAAAATGAAGTGCTGTGACTTCTGTATATTTTTTATCTATAAAGCATTTTCCTAGTTTAGAGGATTCATGCATTCCTTCAGAACCTTTTTGATAGAAGGCAGTTAAAAAATCAACATCTGGACTAAACTTATGGGTTTCGGTTCCATCTAAAGGTGCATAATAAGAACTTCCATCTCCTGTCCAATTTTTATGTCTAATTCCTAGTTTTAATGTTGCATCAGTATTTGCTATAAAGTCAGAAATGTTACTTCCAGTATCAAAAAACTTATTGTTAAGTACACGTGTTAGTAATCTAGTAGAGCCTTCTCCAGATCCTATAATTCCTAACTGAGTAGACTCAATTAAAGTTACTCTATGTTTGTTTGGTTGAGAGTTAGCAAAAAAAAGTGCTGCAAGCCATCCAGCAGTTCCACCACCAGCAATTACTATGTTCATATAGTTACCTCAACTACTGAGATGATCTACCTTCGCCTTTTGGATTTCTTCCAGATACTGTTGTAGTACTATCTGATGCGTTATTTGTTCTTTCTGCGTCCCTAGATCTATTTCCATTTGCCCTTGAATCTGCAGCCTGCCTTGGACTTAATTCAAGAGGAGAGTCTCCATGTTTTGCTTGTGGAAGATCAAGAATTTCTCTTGCTTCATTTGGAAGCATTATCTGATTTTTTACATAACGCTCAAGAATTTGAGACTGAGCAATTTCATCAGTAAGCGTAAGCTCATTAAACCTAAACTCTAAAATATCTGTTTTTTCTTTAATTACTTTGTTAATTATTTTTTCAAGATCTTGTTGTGCTGGACGTGAAACTTGTTCTTTAAATGTGCGATCTTGAGCTAATGAGCTAGCTGTTGCTCCAGTTTCTGATCCACCAAGTTTAGAGATTGGAACCTGATGAGCAATTAAAATATCATCTCTGTTTTGTTTACGATACTCTTTAAATGATCCATCTTGAATTCCATTTTCAATTGGGTCCATCTTAAACTCAACCTTGCTATTTTCAGTATCTCCAGGAAGTGGTATGTATAGAGTTCTGTGTGATTGTGCTTTAAGTCCCGTTTGTAAAAAGCGAAACATTTTATCTTCTGCATCTGAAGACAACTTTGCACCCTTTAATGTAATAACATATCTAGGAACAGCTTTATTTTCAAAATAATCAATATTGTATTGTGAAGCAAGTTGATCACCAATAAGCGAAGGAAATGCTGCAACAATATCTGGTACACCATAGTATGTATTTAGTGGAGAGTAATCCTTAAAATGAATAATTTCGTTTGGACGTTTATCTTCTGTAAGAGGATTAGAATTTGTTGCTGAAAAATTTTTAAAGTAAACAACTTTTGGTCCAATAATTTGAACAAATCCATCACGGAGTCTACGAACACGCATTGTTATTGAAGGAATATGTCCAACATATCCAATTTCCCCAGTAACCGTTCTTCCAATTTCTAGGTATCCATTGCCAGTAGACTGTATGTCTGTAAATACTTTTTCCATCGTTCTAGTAAAGCTATCATCATCATTAAGGGATTCAAGCCAATCACGCAACTCAAGTTTTGCACGTTCAATTCTTTTACGGGCACGGCCTACTGCATCTGTATTATCATTACTTTCAAGACTTAAACTTGTTCTATCTGTTACATCAAAACGATATCCAAGACCAACAACATTTTCTACTTTTGCATCAATAGCAGCATGATTAGCAAAAGATGTGTCATAAAAGTTAGCAAGTTCATATAAATTATATGGTGGAGTAATTACATCAAAAAGACCATAACCATTTCTGTAGACTAAGCCTGGATTAATAGCTTTTGATCCAGTATCATTAATTCCTTTAGGGTCTGCATTAGCAGAATCTAAATATGATGTTGAAAGTAAATCAATGTTTGCATTTGTAGCAAGATATCCGCTAGCATTTGATGCTTTGTTTACTTGTCTGGTTACACGACGCTTAAAGTTTTCCTGTATTCCAACCAAGCCTTTAAGTTCATCCCAAGATTTGTTAAAAGGATCGCTTGCTTTAAATGGGTTTTCTTCTTTTTGATTTGTGTCTAATCTTGCTTGAATATAATCATTGTCATAGTCATTACTCATCAAATGCATCCTTGCCTGACTTATTTAATGTTTGCTGAGCAGCATGCCAAGCACCTAAATCATTCATTGATGGTATAAGTCCAGATTTCATTCTGTCCAATTGCACTGAATGCTCTTCATCATCAATTCTTGTTAATCCAGGAACAAAAACTGCTTCTCCGTCACCTTCATCGCCATAATATTTTGCTGCTTGTTTAAGTTCTGCTATTTTTGCTAAATCATTACGCATAGACTCTATATTTAATACGTTACCTTCTCCGTCTGTAAACCATTTTCCTGTTGATTTTTTATATACGTAAAGTCCCCAATTGTATTTTTTTTCAATTACCTGCCTACGTACATTCTTTACAAGAGGTTCGCCAGTTTCTGGGTTAATTAAAGAATTCATAAACTTTAGTATACCATATTACACAGGTGTTTTGACTTGAATCTGCCAAGATGTGTCTTTATATACCTTTATGCTAACAGAGTCAAGCAACATTCCCTGACTATCATCAACAATAATCTTATTGGTTCCAATATAAGTTTTGTATATTTCAACAGGATTTGACCCATAAAGATCTACAGTAGACAAGACTAATACACCATTCCAGGTATAGCTATCTAACCAGTACTGCCAATCTAAATCATTAGATATATCATTTTTTACTCTTGTCCATGGACGATTTATAGACTTTTGAATTTTTTGGATTCCTGTAGACTGATAGTAGGAAACATTATTAAATAAAGCTGAACCAGTTAAATTAATTGATCCAAGATATGAGTTAAAGTTAAGTGATTCTGGGAAAGAAACCGAAAGGACTCCCCATTCATTTTTTGTTATTCTTGGTTCTCTTACTAAGTTACCATTCCAATAATATGAAATTCCCTGATATTCTTGATTTGTTAATTGACTTCTTGCAACAACTTTTCCACGTGTTCCGTTAACATTGTCTGATAAAACATAAAACTTTATTGTGTCACCCTTGTAATCTATATCAAATAAAGTTTCTTCTTCTACTGAAAAGAATAAACTATCATATCTCATCCATAACTGTATTGCGTTTACTTTATAGTCTAACGCAAGAGAACTATTTATTGGAACAGATATACCACGACTTGTTTGTAAATTAGTTTCACCACTTACTTTAATTCCAGAGTCCCTAGTTAAATAAAGATATGGTGTGCTTCCTTTATAAATGTTGAATGGATTTTTTGATTTATAGTCATAATAGACTCCAGATTGTTTAAATGGAAAAATATTTTGTCCAAATCTAGTTCCAATTGGATTAAATGAGTTATCGTTTAGCGCTTGTGATGCAATTTCTAAATTTTTAATAGATATTGGATTTTTATTAATTGATGTAGCGTTAAGTTCAATATGGTAAACAATTGCAAGATCATTAAAATTAACTTTTTTGCTTGGGTAAATTATTGTGTTGTTAATTACCTCAAATTTTGTAGTTTCCCAGTTTTCAAAAGAATCAATATCAATAACTAAACTATTTTCTATTGGTTGAATTGTTGTAAAGAAAGATTCTAGATTATTTGCTCCATCTTGAATATATTGAAAACTTATATATGTTTTTATTGTTGAGTTTGATGTGTCATATCTATAATTTTCAACTGATCTACTGTTTAACTCTGCATAGTCTTCCCAATTAGTCAATAGAAAATTATCAAGTTGATCATAAGATTTTTGTATTGGAAAAAGATATTCATTTTTTAGTGTAGAATAATTCCAACTAGATACTTGTTCATAGACTGAAACAGTTGATGGTGCTGGAATGTCAATATTAAATTGTAAAAAATCTAAATCATAGTAACTTTTTCCTTTAGAATTTGTAACATATTTTGCAAAATAAGATAATGGCATGTAGTCTTCCCAGTATCCATAAGAGTTAATGTCAAGAAAATAGTTATTGTATTTTTCAAATGGAACTAGTGTGTAGCTTGCAGTATGATTAATCATTTCATCTACTGAAGCATTAAGGATTATTCCGCTTTGATCAAAATTATCTTTAATTAAATTTGTATTAAATTTACTAGATATTCCAAAACTATAAATATTTCCAGTAAATGAGTTTTCTGGGTTGGTATCTCCTGCAATATATATTTCTAGTCCATTTTTATTTCCAAAAAATGTTGCAACGTTTCCACCAAAATAACTAACTAATTTTTCAATATTTATTCCAGCAATATACTTGTCTCCAGATACTAAACCAGAAAATACTGTGCTTGGGCTTCCACCCTCTAAAACCTCTTCCCATGATGCTGTATTATAAAATCCAGCGTCTATAACTGTTCCATTATCGTCATAAAAACTTTGATATATAAAATCATCATAGATTATTTGTTCTTCTCCATTATAATAGAGAGAGTAATTTATGTGATCCCCTTCTTTTATAACAGAAAAATAATTTTTAGTTATTGAGTTATATATTGTAAATAATGTTTCTACAGATGTCATATTTGTTGAACTAAAAATACCATATATAGCAATAGGATCACTATTTATAATATTGAAATTATTAAAATTAAAGTAAGAATGAACATTGTTCCAAGAATTATTAGGTCTAAATGTTATAAAGTTATTTGCTTCATCCTGTATTTCTTTGTTATCAGAATAAAGATTTTCTATTGTTTTTTCTTGTATAGATATATTTGGCAAAGAATATTGTGGAGTAGACAATGATTGAGGGCTTGTTGTTAAATTATCAAAACTTCCTTGTTCCCATTTTGCAAAATTTGGATATGAATAGTTTGCTGTGTATCCAGAAAATGGGTAATCAATAAAAGTTGAAACTCCACCATATGAAGAATCAATAGATTCTGGAGATATAACAGCTTGTCCATAAACCCATCTTCTTTTTGCTACTGTAATTGGAACTTGGTATGGGTATATAGAAATACAGTCAATTTCAAAAGGATTTATGTCTGCATAAGAGTAAAATCCTAGCCAATCTTGATCTTTGCCTTCTTCGTCTAATTCATCTGGAAAAGTTAAATCATCAATATTAAAATTAAATGATAAGACTTGTTCTCCATTTATTAAAAGGGATGCAGTATTTCCTATAAAACGAATGTGAATAAGCATTGGTCTATACCATTCACCAACAAAGTGTGATGCAAAATTATTTCCAATTGAAAGAGTTAGAAATCCACCGTTTATATATAATCCATCAGTTGATGATATTGGACCAAATATTCTTTTGTCTAAAGATGAGTCTGAGTTAATTCTTGCCCAAAATTCTACAGTGTAATTATTATATTTTCCTTTATTGTTAAGAAATCCTTTTCCTGGAACAATTAAAGATGCTCCAGAGCTTACATTTAGTTTTGTAAGATTTGATGCTCCAAAAACTAATGGTAAGCTTGTATTTCTTGCTAAAAGTCCAAGAGCTGAAAGATAGTATCCTGGAGTATCTTGAATTCCATAATTAAAAGATTCTACCCCTTGCATTCCACCATACAAAGATATTGAAGAAGGTAGTTGAATTGTTTGTACTCCAAGAGAAGAAGTATTAAATTCTTCAGACCATTGTCCAGCAGTAACACCATTTATATGAAAAATATAGTCATCAGTAGTTGATCCACCGTCTAATGTATTAATTTTTATTACAGCTCTAAAGTTTGTTGTTTCATCTGGAGTGTCAAAAGTTTCTGATACAAATATCCAAGAATCAAAAACACTTACTTCAAATGTTTTTAGCTCTTGATATACAAGCAATGATGTTGGATCCGTGTATTCATAACCTATTGATATTGATTGAGCATAAATGCTATCTATATAAATATATGACCCAATGCAAAAATTTCCATACTGTTCATCAAAAGTTGAAAAGTTTGCAAGGTTTGGACTAATACAAACTATTTGATTGGTATTTCCAGTTGGAACAGAACCTTTTATAGTTGTAGTTGGACTATCTGTAAATGGCTCTCCAACAACACCTGCTCCAGAAAATGCAGTTCCACCAGTTACAGTCCATAGATCTTCAACATCTCTTTGTGCTTCCTGTATTAAACTTAAGTAATCTAGTTTTTCATCTAGTGCCCAAAGACCTAATGGGTGTTCCGCAAACACTTTTTCTGCATACAAATTAGATGAGTTGGACATATTTCTCCTTACCTAATTATAGCAGGCTAAGGATTAATATAGTTTAATTTCACAAGCATCTGTTGAGCAATAGGCTTCACCTTGTGCCTCAAGATTATCAATACCGTCATAAATAGCAGACCAATCAATTTTTCCAATTGTGCCAACATATGCATTATATTCTTCTCTTGTAATTTCTGTATATGGCTGTTGTGGATAAGTTTTATTTCCCATTGGAAGAAATGAAACTGCCTTTAGCTGTCCTTCATACATATGAAGTGCTGGAGCAATAAACTTAGTTTCTTCTTCTTTATTAAATGACAAAGTTACAGAAACTCCATTATCAGACCAATATTTTTGTGCTGTTGCTGCTAAGCCAATTTTTTCAAACAAGCTTACCTCTTTTTCAGATCTTGGGTGTCCTGATGCTACTGGAAAATACACTACATCTGTATTTGCTGATACAAGGTCTTTTTCAATTTTATACCCTGCTGCTTTAAATAAATGCATCATTGGATCTGTATTACCAAAACGAATAGCACGTAAATAAAATGATCCTCCAGGTCCCCAGTGAACTCCAGGGGTTGCACCAGAAAGCAATGAAACTGATCCTGATGGTTTAACTGTTGTTACACGAATTGATTCACGCACACAAAGCCATTCTGAATATTGTTTGTCGTAGCTGCGAATTTTATTATATCCTTCATCCATCCACTCACGAACAATTGGTAATCCTTTCTGATCTGCAAAAGATGCAATACCAGTAAGAGAAGTTCCAATACGACGATTGCGCTGCATAATGCCGTTTGTCTGTTGCCAGTGTGTTGGAAGAAGAGTTACAGTCTTTCCATAAAGATATGCAAACTTTAATGTCTTTAAGAAGTCTTCCTTAGAGTCATGACGATTAAGGTGCACTTCAACAAGAGTGCACAACTCATAACTTTCTAGTGGTTGTTCAGCACAAGGGTTAAAACCCATTACACGATAATCTTTACCATCTGCTGGATCTGCAAGACGACCATAATTACGAGCAACATCAAGCCAAATAAAACCTGGCTCTCCATTATCTGAAATTAAATCTACATAGTCTTCATACTTTGTTCCGACTGTTGCAGAAATAGAATTATTAGACATCCAAGCCCAACCTGGATTATTTGAATCATAAGAGTTGCGTTCTGGGAATACTTCTGGATTTTTAAGATTAATAAAATCTTTATCTTCAGGAATTCCTAAAGCAAGTGTAGCTGAACGACGAACATTTCCAGAAACAACGCATGTTCCAATAAGGTTAACAATATCTGTAATTGCACGTGAGTCAAGAAGTTCTCCTGCTCTTCCGCCAATTACTTTGTCAATTCTGTTGTGCAAATCAATTAGTGGTTGTGGTCCAGATGCTACTCCACCAAACCCTTTAATTGGTGCACCCAGTGGACGAATTTTAGAATAATCAAATTGTTGAATATTTTGGTTTTGACGAAGGTATGAGTTTAATAGCATACGAACTGACTCTACCCAGCCTTCACGGGTATCAGGAATAACATAGGTATTAACGGGCTCTGTAGGTCCATAGATAAGCATTTCTTTGTCTTGACCTAATGTATCAAAGCCTACTCCAATACCAAGCATAAGGGCATCCATAACCCATGAAAATAGTGCTCCTGGGTCATTGCGGTCAATGTCTCTTGTAGATACCATTGCACAGTTTTGAAGTGCAGCAGAGTTTCTTTTTTCCATTGTCATGGGGGTTCCAAATGTCCACATACCACGACCTGGAGGAGTCCACTTTAATTCAAACATTCTTTGAAATGCTTCTTGTGCAGATTTTTGTGCCTTATTGTCGTTCCAAGGTAAACGATTTTCTTTTGCATGGTTTTTCTGAACTGAGTACATACCCTCAATTACACGCTTGCAAACCTCATGCCATCTTTCTTTTGTTCCGTCTTCTTTCATACGAGAATATGTTCTTATAAAGGTAATCTCACCTAACGAGTTTGATCCAGCATCCTGATAACCAAATGGTGCTGGAAGATCTGAGTATTTATTTATAAATTCATCTGTTAAGCGAAAAGAAAAGACATCTGACATTTTAAACCTTTCAAAGTAAAAATAAGTTGAGTACTTTATGTATTCTAAAGTAGTCTTAAGTATAGCACAGTTTAAAAAACAAAAACACGCTCATAAAGAACGTGTAAATGTTTTGTTTAAGGTTAGAGCTTTGTCTTTTTTAATTTAATACCTTAAGTATTAAAAATTAAATTAAGTCTCCAACAATTGTAAACGAGTTAGATGCAACACATATAATTGTTGCTGAAGAGTAGCGTGATCTTATTTTTGGAGCAGTTGATGTTCCACCTGCTGATGTAATTGTTACACCTGCACCTTGTGCAAAAGTAACTTGTCCTGTTCCAATTGCTTGAACGTTAATTTGATCTCCCGTTGCAAAAACAGAAGGTGGAACGGTTACAGTTATTGCTGAGCTATTATCCATAGTTACCCACTTGCTTGAAGCATCTGCAACATCTAAAGTATATGATGTTCCAGTCTCAGCCTTCATAGCAAGTTGCAATCTTGGTGCTGCAATTGTTTTATTTGAAAGAGTTTGTGATGTTGAAAGATCTACAGTTGTACCAGTATCAATACTAAATGTTGATCCTGTTAGTGTTAATCCAGTACCTGCTGCAAAAGTGCCTGCACCAGAGAACTGAGTAAATGATATTGCGTCTGTTCCTACAGTTCCAACAGTTTCTGTTTGTACATATCCTGTGTTATCATTTACAGTTCCACCAGTTACAAATACAAAGTCTCCTCCATTAATTTCTGCAGGAGCGTCAAAATCTGTTGCTCTGGCTGGAGCACCTGATGAAGCAACTACATAAATACCATTTTCAGATGTTGTTGTTTGATTTTTAACAAGAATACGATTTCCTGTAGCAAGAGTAACTCCGTCAAGTACGTCGCCATTTTCTAGAGCAGTTGCCAATGTTACGTTAGCAGTTGTTGCTGCTACTACTGAAGCGTGAATATGAAGTCCTTGTGAAACACTATCTACATAAGCTTTAGTCGCTGCGTGTAGATCAGAGCTAGGTGCACCTGATAGTGTAATCGCTCCTGTCATTGTTCCGCCAGAAAGATTTAACTTTCCGTCTACGGTACCACTAAGAGTTGAAACAGTTGAAGCTGATGCTTTATCATTTAACTGTGTCTGAATGGCAGAAGTTACTCCATTAAGATATCCAATTTCTGTATCATCTACATCTGCAACTCTAAGTTGAACAGTACCTGTAGCATCTGGAAGTGTGATTGTGCGGTCTGCTGTTGGATCGGTTACTGCAAGTGTTGTTTCAAAGTCATTTGCAGTTGCGCCTTCAAAAAGAATGCTTGACTCAAAAACTCCTACTGCTGCTGGTGCTGCCCACTCAATTCCGTTTGTTGCTCCAGAATTTGCTGTAAGAACGTGTCCGTTTGTTCCAACGGAAAGTTTTGCTGGAGTATTGTCTGAAGCTCCAACAATAAGATCTCCCTTTGCATCATACTGGGTTTTGTCTGTTTTGTTATCTATGAAACCTTGAAGTGTAGTTACTTCACCATTAACATAACTTTGTGTTGCAAGAGTTCCTGAAGAATTTGGCAAGGTAAGTGTGCGGTCTTCTGTTGGGTCGGTTAATGTAAGGGTTGTCTCAAAAGCATCTGCTGTTGCGCCTTCAAAAACAATTCCTGTCGTAGCATTAATTGTTGTACTGTTAATAGTAGTAGTTGTACCGCTTACTGTTAAGTCTCCTGATACTGTAACATTTCCACTACTGTCAGCCAAAACGACTGTTCCTGTGGCATCTGGCAAAGTAATAGTTCTATCTGCTGTAGGATCAGTTACCGCAAGAGTAGTCTCATAGTTATTTGCAGTTGCGCCTTCAAATGTAATGCTTGAACCAAATGATGGATTTGCTGTTGAATTAGAGTCAATAAAATAGTCAACATCAGCCCAATGATTTGTTCCATCACCAATTTTAAATTTGTTTGTGTCTGATTCCCAGCCAATTTCTCCTGCATTTAAAATTGGATTTGCAGTTGTCCACTGTGAAGCAGTACCTCTGCGCTGTTGCATTCTAGTTGCCATTTTTACTCCTTTGTGTCATGTATATTATACCATTATTTATAAATTATGCAGCAACAAGTCCTGCATTAAATACTCCTTCAAACTCTTCTGTAAAGTAAAATCCACCGCTTATTAGATTTCCTTCTTGATTAAAAGATCCACCATCAACAAAAAGATTAAACACATCTATTGCCTGTCCTCCGTCAAATGTTTCAGAAAAGTCTGACGTGTTATAGAAGCCTCCAGTAATAAGTCTTCCAACTTCATTGTAAAATCCACCATCTACAAACGTTCCGACTATCAAGCCGCTACCTTCAATAGATGTATCATGAATATGATCTTGTAATGTTTCAGCATCACTTAATGTTGCAATAGAAAGCCATTCTCCATCATAATATACATGAATATGCTCTGTTACTGTATCAAACCATAAATCTCCATTATCTGGAGAAGTTGGTGAGGTTGCATTAACTGGAATTTGTGGTGAGCCAATTGCTGTATCTACATATAGTTTAGTTGCTGCATGAGTATTTTCAGTAGGAGTGGCAACTGTAACAGTTCCACCAAAAGTACCGCCTTGAGCTACATTTATCCCATGCTTTACTTTAAAGTCTCTATTAGTTGTTGTCACAGTTGACTCCTCTTTTTAATTATGCTTCAATGTAGGTCTTGCTTACCTTAACAGAAGTATCGTTAGCAGCAGCAGTAACCTGAAGAACAACATTGCCACCTGAATAAACAGCATCTGTTGTTCCAAGACTTACGTTGCTAATAATATTAGCATATTCTGTTAAGTAAACATTGTTGTTTGCATCAACAGTTACTAGAACTTCAAGAACCTCAATGTCGTCACCCTTTTTCATTTGCACAATATACTTTGCAGATGAATAAGTTGCTACTGCCCATGCATCAACATTTGTTGTTGAAGTTCCAGCAGTTGCTAGATTAGAACCAATAAGAGCATCTGGAAGAGCAATGCTTGTCGCTGCTGCTGCACCAAGAGTTGGTGTAACAAAAGTTGGGCTAGTAGTAAATGCTACTGTTCCAGATCCTGCTTCATCAGTAAGTGCTGCTGCAAGGTTTGCAGAAGATGGTGTTGCAAGGAATGTGGCTACGCCAGTTCCTAGACCAGAAACATCATTTGCAATTCGTACTGTAAGTGTGTTGCTTGCACCATCAATTGTCTTGTTTGTAAGAGTCTGTGTTGCAGCTGTTACTAGTGTACCGTTTAGGTAATAATCTTTGCCAGAAGCAAGATTAAGGTGTTCAGATGAGGTCCATGCATCGGTTGCATCTACCCAGTTGATAGTTTTGTCTGTAGCACCCTTAAGAGTAATACCACCACCGTCAGCGCCAGCATCTGTTGGTGTTGCTACTGAACCAAGTGTAAGGTTTTTGTCATCAACTGTAATTTCTGTTGAGTTAATTGTAGTTGTTGTACCATTAACTGTTAGGTCCCCTGAAAGAACCAAAGATGTACCAGTTGCTACGCCAATGTTTGGTGTTATAAGTGTTGGGGTATCAGCAAAAACAAGTCCGCCAGTACCAGTCTCATCAGAGATTACTGTACGAAGTTCTGCTGAAGTAGTTGCTGCAAAAACATCTAACTTATTATTTGTAAGAGCAACAGTACCTGTAGCATCTGGCAAAGTAATAGTGCGATCTGCTGTAGGGTTTGTTACTGTAAGAGTTGTCTCATTATCATCTGCAGATGAACCTTCAAATACTACGCTTGAATCTGAAAGTGCAAGTCCTGAAACTACTGGGCTTGTAAGTGTCTTATTTGTAAGTGTTTGTGTGTTAGTCGTTCCAACTACCGCACCTGTTGCACCGTGTGCTTCTGTTGCACCTGTGTGAGTTGTAAGATCTGATGATGAAGCCTTGCCTGCAAGATCCGTAGTAAGGCCTTGAATCTTAGACTGTGCAATTGCTGCTGATGCATTAATGTCGCCGTCAACAATAGTTCCGTCTGTGATCATTGTGCTAGTTACTGTGCCAGTATCTCCAGTAGTTACAAAGTTAGAATCTGAAAGAGCAGTATTAAATTCTGCAGTAGTTCCAGTTATTGTGTTTGTTGCTAGTGATATTGACTTATTTGAAAATGTATTTGTTGATGATGCTGTTACTGTGATATCTGAAGTAAGTGCTACTGTACCAGTTGCGTCTGGAAGTGTAATTGTGCGGTCTGCTGTTGGGTCTGTTACTGCAAGAGTTGTTTCAAAATCATTTGCTGTTGAACCTTCAAACTCAATGCTTGAACCAAATACGCCAACTGCTGCTGGTGCTTGCCACTCAACGCCATATGTGGCACCTGAGTTTGCTGTAAGTACTTGACCATTTGTACCAATGCCAAGACGTGCTACTGCATCGTCTGCACTACCTACAATTAAATCACCCTTAGCGTCAACGACACCTGCTGTGATAATGTTTTTTCCATTAACGGTTGCTGTTGATCCTTCAACAACTAATCCCGCTTTTACTCTAAAATCTTTAGTTACTGTTGCCATCTTTTATCTCCTTGGTTAAGCCTTTAATCCTATACGCAAATAGCGTAAGGTTATAGGGGTTTGCCCTCCCACTGGAATTACAGTTAATGAAACTGTGTTTCCCGCTCTAGACACGGAGATGGTGCCAATATTCCCATCATTGTCTACTGTTCCATATTCGCTAACATTTACATCTGTATTGTCAGGAACAATTGTTAATTCTGTGGCCCAATATTTATTTGCACCGCCAGAAGTCTTTTTAATTGAGATCAAGTATTTTACTGATCTCCATTCAGTTGTCAAAAAATTGTCAAAAATTGTTGAGTTTTCAATACCGTTGATTGTGACTTCGTTATTACCATCTGAACCAAGATCTGTTGATCTTGCAGATGTACTGTCAATCAAGTCTTCGTAATTTTCTTGAGTTGGACGATCTCCTGTTTGAAACAAAGACTTTATGCTTGAGATTGATAATTTAGCCATGCTTGAATTATATCATATATTTTAAATAATCCAATTAGAGAAACCAATAACTTGCAAGCCAATTCCTGGTGGATTTGAAGAAGCATACCCTTCAATTACAATAGAAGTAAACCTAACTCTAAATGGAAGTATTGACTGCGCTATTGTTTCTGTATTAGAATAACTTATTTTTGTTATTGGATAATTAACTACTCTTGGAACTGTAGACCTATTTCTGTAATCATCAATAATTACAGCTGTTGCCATTAGTCAGTTACATCCTCAATAATTATCATTTTGCCTTGGCAAACTGTCCAAACTCTATCCACATCTCTTAACTCAACATCAAAAACATCACCAGTCTTTAACTGTATTGTTTGTGCTGCTGTTAAGGAAACTGTAAATTCTCCTTCTTCATCATTTACTGTTGCTACAGGAGTAATTGTAAAAATAGTACCAGCGGAATCCTGATCAATATTGTTTGCAACATCTGGACGACGAAACTGACAAAGAATATCCCAATCATCAATTACTAGTGGTTCCCTGTTATCATCTGTTGTGTATACCCTAAATGCTGCTGTGTCTCCTTTAACAACCGTCCAAGAAACAATTGGTGGTCTCAAACCAACATCGTAGGTTCCTGATTCTTGTCCTCTGTATGTAGCCATTATGCTAATCCTTCTTTTAGTGATCCCCAAGTACCGTTGCCTTTTGGCTGACCAACAATAATTATACCTGAACTATTTGATTTAGCAACAATAGCAACTACTGAAGCATTAGCTGGTTTTGTTTTTGTAAGTCCTCCAGTTGCACCAACATAAAGTTTATCTCCAGCAAGATATGAACTTGTATTTATACCATCAAAAACACCAGAAATAATTACAGTACTTGTTGCATTATTTCCAATTGCTTCTTGAGCTAAACCTAAAATTGGAAATGTATCAATATCTGAAGATTCGCACTTTGCAACGGTAGCAAAGCCAGCAACTGAAGAATATCCAGTTATGTATACTGGATCACCCTTAGCAATATTTACACCACTGTCATTGTGAACGCCAAGAGCAAGATATGTCTTTAAGATGTCTCTAAGAGCTGCATCCACTGCTTCTGCAAGAGATTGCATATCTCCATGAACATTTACTGGATCACTAGATAATGGAAATGGTATGTCGTAGTTAGTTGTTATTCCTGTAGCCATAGTCATTCTATTATACCACTTCAAAAAAATAATATATTTTATTATAAAATTATTATTAAAATAACGTACAAATCGGACATTGACTTGTACTTGTCAGTAGAAACATGATATACTTAATTATGAGACCAACGTGGGTCTCATTCGTTTCTTAGGAGGTAAAAACTATGAGAGAAACTAAGGTGTGGTTTGGGGTACTATTGATGGTGGCTTCTTCAGCGGTATTTGCTAATAACGCTAATGCTACCCCCAAGAATAATTTACTAAAACAATCTATATCAAAAGAAGCCCCTGCCGCCCACAAAGCGGCATTTGTTGTTTCTAAACGATCAATTCTTAAAAAATATGAAAATGCATCAAAACTGTCAGATAAAGATTTATACTTGCTTTTGGGTGCAGTTGGCTTTGAGGGTAAAAAACTAAAAGAAGCCTGGGCTATAGCAAAAAAAGAATCTAACGGAAGACCAATAGCTTTTAATGGAAACTCAAAAACTGGAGACAGTTCATACGGTATTTTCCAAATTAATATGATTGGAAATCTAGGTCCCGAAAGACGGGAAAAATTTAATTTAAGGTCAAACTCTGATTTATTTAATCCAGTAATAAATTCACAAATTGCATATCATATGAGTGCTGGCGGAAAGAACTGGGATGCTTGGAAGGGTATAACCAAAAGAACTAAGGAATGGCTTAGTCTGTTTCCATTTTAACCATTGGTTAGACTATCTATACCTATTTCCATTAATGTGACATATTTCTATCTCATTAATGTTTACGTGGCTAGGCATTGATGCTACCCAGCTTATAGCCTCTGCCATATCTTCTGCAGTTAAAGCATTATCTTTTTTTTGCTCCTGTGTGTCAATTGTGCTTGGGCAAATCTCAGTAATTTTAATTTTATACTGCGGAAATTCTATTCGCATTGTGTCAATTAGTCCTCTTTGTCCTCTTTTAGCATTTGTATAGTTTCCGCCTCCAGGATATGGAACCTTTCCACCAAAAGAATTAATAAAAATAATAGTGGGAGAAGATGATTTTTGCATGCACGGAACAAACAACTGAGACATATACATTGGTCCAGTTACATTTATGTCATATGCTTTTCTAAAATTTTCTGGTGTTTCGTTTACAATAGTGGTTGGACTTGCTCCACCACCAGCATTGTGCACTAAAAGATCTAAAGATATTTCTTTATATTTTTCAAAAAATGTTTTAACTCCAACAGAGTCTGTAATGTCTAATTGATACACCTCAACATTGTCACAAATAAGATTAGAGACTTTTGACAAGTTTCTTGAAACAGCAATAACTTTGTATCCACTTTCAGATAAAAGTTTTACAGTGGCATACCCAACACCCTTACTTGCCCCTGTAACTATTGCTGTTTTCATTCTTATTGCCTTTAGCGATTACGCATTGGCATATCGTTGTGTATCCAGTGTCCTGGTATCATATACTTAAATTTATTTTTTACTAAGTGAGCAGTATGATAATATGGTGCTGATGATGGAAAAATAACAATACTTCCTGCTTTAGGTTTTACTGCAAAATCAACTGAATTATTTTTTACTGCAATGTCATAATCTAGTTCAGGAGAAGGTCTTTCATTTCTTTTATCATAATCGGAAAGAGTAAACGATACTTCTCCACCATCAAAATCATCATTTAAGTATATGTTAAAGGAATACCTTAGTGTTGTGTCTCCGTCATTTTGATCAAAGTGAGATCCCATTCCTACTCCAGCATTATATTTTTTTATGTTAAAAACAGGAAATAAATTTGGCTCATCTGTGTCTCCCATAGCCAAGGCATAATCTTTACAAACTTCATAAAAAGACTCAGAAATTGTGTTATAAACATAAAGCATTTTAGATTTGTATGGTTCTTGCATATTATTAATTTCAGACAAGTCATAGGTTTTTGTTAATCCGTAGATAAAGGTTTTATCATTAGATGCTGTCCAGTCTAACCAAGAAGATATACCTTCAGATTTTTCCATTTCATCTAGTTTGTCAATCGTTTTCATTAGCTCTTCAAAATTTTTAATACAGTCCTCATAGTAATAAACTTTTTCTTCTAGTATAGTTTTTTTCATCATTTTTTCTTTTCTCTAGTATTTATTATTCTTATAAAAATTTTTTATTTTTACAAAACCAACAAGAACATACCTAATTGGTCCCTTTCCAACGTGTTTTACTCCGTGTTCAAATTCATCATTTCCAGGAAATATAAGCAAAGATCTTTTTTTAGGCTTTATTAGTTGTTCATTTTTTTTAAAAAAAAGTTCTCCGTCAAGATAGTCATCGTTTAAATATATTATTGCAGCATACTTAATTGAAGGGTCAGTATGTTGATCTGTATGAGGTTTTAGTTCAATACCCTCCTGCATTCTTTGTATAGTTCCAAAACCAGAAAGCCCTAAAGAATCATCTGCCTCTTGAACAAAAACGTTTAATTTTTTATGAATTATTTTATATATTGGGTTATCAACTATGTTTAAATTTTTGTCTTGCCAACCTTTAGTAACTTCAAACTTTCCTTCAGCAACAAGGCTATCTACGTCATCTCTTCCAAATTTTTCTAGACAAAAACGTTTTAAATTTTGAGTATATTCTATAAACCATGTTTCTTCTTTTGTGTCATTTATAATATTAAGAATTATTTCTAATTCTTCTTCTGAAATAAAATTTTCTACTACTAAAACATTCTCCATAATTTCATCTACAACAAAGCCAGCTTCTTCAAGTTCTTTTTTTAAAAATGTTTCCATGTTAATCAAGTCCTTTTATCTTGTATTTATTTCCTTTATCATCAATCTTGTATCCTTCTTTAAGAATTTCTTGCCATTTTGCTCTTTCAACTTCTTGCTTTGCTCTTGTTTCTTTCATTTCTGCTGCCCATGAATCTCTTAGTTCTTGTGGATAAGCATCTTCTTCTCTATCGTCCCAAAAAGATCCTATTGTGTATCTTACTCCACTTTCTATTAAGGATACTTCGTGCATGTTATTAAATCCACCGTCAAAAACAGCAAGCATTCCAACCTGTGGCTTAATTTCTATATTTTGATCTGGAAATTTAAGTATTCCACCTTCAAAATTATCATTAAGGTACAAGAATCCAGCATAACGACTTCTTGTAAATGCTCCAGAGTTTCCATGTTCATCAGTATTGTCTGAGTGCATTCTTGCATATGCCCCTGGCTCCCATTTTTGTGTATGGTATCCAATCTTAGAAATTGTTTTTGGATCTAAATTATGAATAGATGCTATTGCCTGTGGCATTATATTTTCAATGTCTGAAAAAATTGTTGGAACTAATCCAGTATCAAGAACTTCTTGATCTCCATCTTTTGGAAGAATAGATGAGTATGACTCATAAAAAGAAATTGGCATCCATGATATTTTATTGTTATTTGCTTGTGCATCTAAAACATTAATCATTTTTTGACAAGTTTCTTCATCAATAAAGTTTTCGTATACTACTATATCCTTTGTTATTCTTTTTTTGTTATTTAAGTTCATGGCTTTCTATCTCCTGTATGCTCTGTTATTTCCCAGAAAAATGGACAGGTATATCTTATACCACTTTTAATTTCTGTTACTCCGTGAACGTAATTCATATCACCTGGAAAAAAATACGCTGCACCTTTTTTAGGTTTAAACTGTACACCTTGTAGTGGAAAATATAATTCTCCACCTTCATAGTCCTCGTTTAAATAAAATAGACTTGAAAGGTCATAGTTTGGAAAATCATTAGGAAGTCCTGCATCTGGGCCTTCGTGTAGTTCTTTATCTGCATGAGGGTTCTGAAACTGGCCTGGAAGCCATCTAACAATAGTTGTACCAGTTGGAATAACCTTTACCTTGTAGAACTCTTCAACTATTGGCTTAAGCCTTTTAAATAATCCTGCAATTACTGGAGCAATTGTTGGATCATTTTTATCTAAAGTTGGACTAGTTGCCACTCTATCTTTCCAATATTCAGAGTCATAGACAACTGTTCCATTTTCATTTATATGGCTTTGAGTTATATCCCATATAGTTAAAGACTTTGCAGCTTTTTCTAAAAACTCTATTTCTTCTTGAGTCATAAAGTTTTCTAGCTCAACAATCATTTCTTTGCCGTTACCAAACCAACCAGAGGGTGTCATTGAAGGCTTTCTTACTACAACAGAGGCGTTTAAATTATCCATAATTAGATTATACCATTTCACTGTTATCTTCTACTGAAAGACGTAAAACCTTTGTTTCATGACTTCCTAAGCTTTGACCTTTTTCATTTATTGCATCTCTGTACCAATCTGTCCAGTTACCAGACTTGTTTACTTCTTGAGCGGCAATTCCATATAGTCTATGTTTGTTTTGTCTTACATTGTCTTCATCTTTATAGTCATGTATTTTAATTGAGGTATTATCTAGTGCCGTCAAAGAAATTGGAAGGATTGTTGCAATTGGCTGGCCTGCCTTTATTAATATTTCTTTATTTGGAACCTTTGCTTTTATTGCTAATGGAAAATCATTGTCAAACCAAGAAGTACTAATAAGTGAAGATATAACTTCAAACTCTAAATTAAAATAATTTACTGGATTTATTGTAAACAAGCTAATATTATTTTCTGTTTTAAATGTTAGACCTGTTGTAAAGCTTATACTTGATTGCCCTCTTCCAGTATAGATTAAACTATCTTCTCCTAAAATTTTAACATTGTCTTGTGATGTGTCGTTTATTCCATTCCAAATAAATTTAACATCTTCACTCCATGCTAAATTCCAACCAATCATGTTTGCCTGAGTAACTGGAAAACACCTATACGCATGCTTTTCTGGAGTTTCATCCATCCAATCTCTTTTTATTGACATTGGAGATATGATTGTCTTAGACTTAGTCCTTTTTTCTACAGAAATATTTAACATTAGTCTGTATCTGGAGTATACATTTCTGGGGTATGAAATTTTTTGTTAAAATCTAACATTGTAACAATTGAATATTTTGTACCAGAATGAACTGGCATTGCCCTGTGTGGATACATATAGTTTGATGGAAATATAAACAAGTCACCAGCTTCTGGCTTAACATTTAAATTTTGAAGTCTAAAGTTTAATTCTCCGCCATCATAGTCATCGTTTACGTATGCAACTAAAGAAACTGTACAGTTGTAGGAAAAACCATGATCATGATGTTCTTGAAAGTGTTGTCCTGGACCATATTTAATAAAATTAAATGCCTCCCAATAGTTTAAGCCCATTATGTTGTATTCTGCACGATAATCTTCTACAGCAGCAAACTGTGCATCATAAACTTTTTGCCATAGATCTTGCAAAATTAAAGATTTTTCACTTTTATCATTTTCTATATCTGTTTTTTTAAATTTAAAATCAACACAATCTCTGTATTCTGGCATAAGCTCTTTGTATCCTACATATGCTGGCATCCAGTGATATTTGTTTCCTTCAGGAGATAGCTCTCCATATCCAGCAACTGATCCTAGAACACTCTCAAGTGTATTTATTACATCAAATTCTTTTTTAATTACATTTTTATACAAAAAAATACCGCTGCCTAAATTTTGTTTTTCTGTCCAAGTTTTCATAGTTTCCCCTTTTTATTTATATTCTCTTTTATTCCAAACTTTATTTTTGTATATCCCACCATCTGGTTGACGGTAAAACTTCATGTTCTTTACCATTTTATCATAAATTGTTGTTTGATTTTGAAATTCTACCTCATGCTCCCAATTTTCTCTTTTAAATGGCAAAACTTGCATATATGGGGTTCCTGCTGGAATAGTTCCTTCCCATCCTATTGGAATAAAAAATGGAAACGTTCCTAAAAGATGAACCTTGTCATTATCAACAACTCCAGTTGTATTTAAAAATGGTAGATCAAATCTGTTCATTGGTGTCATAAATAAAGCACTATAGCCTTCTGGTAGCTCAAATCCCCAATCTGGATACCAAGCAAAATGATCCTGATAAAAACCTTCTGGATGTTTAAATTGTGGCATAGGTGGTCTTCTACTGCAAAAATCTTTATACTTTTGATCTAAAATTTCAACATCAATTATGTCATTATTGTTTTTAAAAAATCTAATATCGCATGGAGTTTTTAATATATATCCAGTTAAAAATGAATCCATAATTGCTGGACAGGCTTTCCATGTAGGAATCTTTCCATAGTCATTTTTTGTTCCTTCTTTTGGAAAAGGACAAATTTCTTTTGATGCTGGATAGTGTTTTTTAGTAATTGGATCCTTAAAAAATCTATCCGCATTTTTATACCAATCAGGTATTGTGTTTTGAGTAGGGGATGGAACTGATGGACTTTCTTTGTTTAGCCAATCTTTGTAAGATCTAAAAATTATTTTATTAAAGTTTACTGACTTCACTATTTATGACCAAGTTCATTTATGTCTGTCATTACAACAACACAATACTTAGTTCCTGTCTTCATTGGCAATGATGCATGCTCATAGATATAATTTGATGGAAAAATTGCTATGTCTCCAACTTGTGGTTTATGCACATAATTATCTAATCTTGGAAATTTAATTTCTCCACCCTCATAATCATCATTAATGTATATAACGGCAGATACTGTGCAGTTATATGCTGGTCCGTGGTCTGCATGAATGTTAAAGTGCGTTCCTTCACCTTCATATTTTACAAAATTAAATGCTTCATAATAAACAACATGTATTCCCCAATATTTTGCATAATCATCTATGCAATATTTTAGTTTTTGATATATCTCTTCATGAAGATCAATTAGTTCTTCATTTGTTTCATCTCTTGGCCCTAAATTTTCTTGCTTATACTTAAAATCTACACAGTCTCTTGCTTTTTTAATTGGATTAGGTGAGTTAGTAACTGTAGCCTCTGCCCATTTATATTTTTTATCACCTGATAGATTTGATTCAAGAATATTTATATATCTATTTGCATCATCAATTGAAAAAGTATTCTTGTATATGTTTAATCCGATACCTGGATTTTCAACAGTAATCTTTTCATCAACAGATCTGTTAACTCTATTTAATACTGTTTCTGATCTGTCTTTTGTAAACCATGGGTTTTCATTTTCATCATAGGTTTGCATAATGCATATACCCCCTTTTTCTTAATTTAATTGTACCATAAAAACTTTATGTCAATTAAATATTTACTTTTACCAACAACCAGTAAATGTTGGGAAGTATGGGGGTGGAGCAAATCCTGGGAAGAACGGGAAGTAAGGTGGGAAGAATGGGAAGAACGGTGGGAAGAATGGTGGGAAGAATGGTGGGGCTACTGGAGTAACTGAGTTGGAAGCAGCAGAATTATCAGATGTTGCTTCAATTTGTCCAGCAGAATCTAAATTTCTTAATGCAACAACAAATGTATATCCTGTTCCATTTGATAAACCTGTAACAGTGATTGGAGAACCTGAACCTGTAGCAGTTATACTACCTGGGCTTGATGTTACAATATAGCTAGTTCCAGCTGGTTTTCCTAAATATGACGGTGCTGTGAAAGTAACAGTGGCTTGTGCGTTTCCACCTGTTGCTGATCCTATGGTTGGAGTTCCTGGTTTACGTCCACCAGAAGAAGAAATAATTCCTTTATTCTTTGCACTCATTACTTTAAGCCTCTCATTCGTACTGCCTTCATATGAACATTATATACTATTATTTAACATTTTCTACCTGTTCCCATTTATTTAGTGGGCAGGATGCAATAGCTAACTTAGTTTTAAGATTCATGATACATCCACATTTTTTACACTGGCTTGTAAGTTTAATAAGTTCAGGGCATTTCTTACATATAGCCATACGGCTATCTGCAATTTCATCTGATACCTTCTGCATAGCTGGATTAAACAAGTCCCATGGTTTTGCTGTACGGTTATACGGTTTTGACATTTTTATCCCCTTTTAATAACAAACGTAAGAAACTTCAACTGTACAGGTACAAGTACTGCTCCAAGCTATAACATAATCACACGGACCTTGTGGTTCGTTATTTGTTCCTGTTGCACATACTGTTCCTGGAGTACATGGTAAAAATGTTGGGAAGAACGGGAAGTAAGGGAAGAACGGAAAGAATGGTGGGAAAAACGGTCCTGGAACAACGGGTGTTACAGAATTAGATGCTTCTGAAGATAAAGAATCTACAACTCCATTGTTTAACTTAACAGTAAAAGTATATGCGGTTCCATTAGTTAACCCTGTAACTGATATTGGAGAAGTTGATGAAGTTCCAGTTATTGCACCTGGATTTGAAATTGCAATATAACTTGTTCCAGTTGGTTTTCCTAAATAAGATGGAGCAGTAAAAGGAACACTTACTGTTTGTGAAGCTGAAGTAGTGGCAGTTCCTATGGTAGGTATTCCTGGCTGATGCCCAGCAGATCCTTGTGCCCCCATAAGGATAAATGACATTTTAAGCTACCAAATCGCCTAAAGCAACCCATGTATCTGTAGCACGTTTAACCAATACAGCTGATGACCATTGAGTTCTTAGCTTTAGTCCTGGTGTAGCATTAACGGTAACTCCACTTGCTGCAGTAAGTGTTGTTTGTCCAGTGTTAGTTTGAAGAATTAATATTTGTGTGCCGATAGGAAATGCTTGAGATGCATTAGTTGGAATTGTTAGTGTGTTGGCTGAACCAACTGAAACCTCTACAATTTTTGAGGCATCAGATAAAACTAAAGAATATGATGCTGTTTGTGCATTTGTTGCTATATTAATTACTGGAGCAGTTAATGTTTTTCCTGTAAGTGTAACTGTATTAGTTGCAGTAACTGATGGCGTTGCCCATTCAAGTCCTGTTGCAGTTCCAGAGTTTGCAGTTAATACAGTACCGTTTGATCCAACAGTTAACAAAGACACTGTAGATGCAGCTGAAGCACTTAGTAATGAACCTTTTGCTGTATAAAGGCTTGGATCTAATCCAGAAATACCATCAATTTGAGACTGAAGATCATTAATTGTATATGCAATTGAGGGGTTTACAAGGTTTGCAGTATTTGACTCTGCTGTATCAAAAGTATATGATCCGTAGTGATAAACCCTTAGAGCTGCTTGTATATCAGCAGCATCTGAATAGCCTGGAATCTTTGTTGGAACTAGTGTTCCTATACTTTCTGCTGCCATTTTTCACCTCTCAAAAATTATACCATAATTAAATAACTATTGATATAAAAATATGCGTAACAACCTCTCCAGATAAATTTGACCAAGTTCCAGTTGTGCTTTGGACTGCTTTAAAATTAATAACAAGGTTTTCTGAACCCGATAAAGCTGGAATAGCCATTGAAGAAGCTATTGGATTTGTATGAGAAATACTATATTGAACGTTAAAGTTTGATGATGTTAGTGGTGCTCCAGAAACAGTAACAATGTCATTTATTGGAATAGTTATTTGTGCTGCACCACTTGTATATGTTGTCAATATGTTTTTTGAGTAAATTGCAGGACTTATTTTAAGTGTTTCTACCCAAACATTTCCACCAGGCTCTGATCTATATTGATACATATATCCATAGTCAACACCAGGAGAAGTATTTATGTACATATCGTTTAATTCTATTTGTTGTCCAATTTCAATTGTATTTGGATCTCCTACTCCAACAAAAATTTGACTACCACGATCTCCTTGTGGACCTATGTCAACTGAAAGATCAATGGTTGACGGTGGACCAAGAATGGTAATGTCGTCATTAGATAAAACAACATCTGTCATTAAACTGCACCAGTTACGTCATCTTGAACTGTAATTGTTCCAGTAAGTAAAGTATAAATAACATCTGGATCTGGGGTTGTATTTGTAACTTGAACATCATAAACATAAGAACCACTACTTAGCGATCTTCCTACCGATGGATTAATTGTACATGTAACTATGTCTAGCGATGTATTTACAGTTGCACTTGCTGCATACTGTGTTGCACCAGACCCTCTTTGGTTAGCAATTGTAAAAATTGCTGTAAAACCGTCTAATGGAAAAGTTTCTCCATTTGCTGATTTTGGACGGGCAACAAACTGAAAAGTGTCACCACGATAATACGAAAAATTATATACGCTTGGAAATGCCATTATTCCTCCTAGTTTATTATACCATTAAGAGACAGAGATATACATGCCTTTTAAAAGTATAGTGCTTTCATTGTCTGCTCTAGCCTGAATAATTGCACCTTCTGACTTAATTTTTGAAAGGTTTATATATAGTGTTTGATTAACAGACATATCATAAACATACCTATATTTCAACATTCCAATGTATGCCGTTGGAGACTCTACTTTTGGAGTATAAGTTCTTATCCAAGCCTCTGTGTTATTTGTGTCTGTTGTAATTGTTATATCGTATCTTATGTCTACTTTTGTTCCTATTTTTAACTGTTTAAAATTAATTCTTTGAGTGTAAGAATTCCAAAGCGATACTGATCCTTCTGGCAAAAAATTTAAAATACTTTTATTTTCATCATCATGCATTAAAATATTTACCCATCCATCATCTCCTCTGTCTGGACCAAGTAATAACGGCTTTCTTTCTTTATTTTCATAGTATGCCCATCCTGGATATTGTCCTGATGGACTTTCATATCCTTGTCCACCACCTTTTCCAGGTTCCCCTTTAGGACCTTGTGGGCCATCTTTGCCGTCTTTTCCCGTAAGTCCCCTCTCGCCCCTTGGACCCTCTGGTCCTTGTGGTCCTGGAGGGCCTTGTTCGCCTTTTTCCCCTTGGTTTCCTGGAACAGCAATATACTCGGTGTTACTTAATTCTATGCTTTTTGTTGATTTAACTGTTTCTGAATATTTTGTTTTTGGACCATCCATATTTTTTGATATGGCCATAAGACTATTTCTTTACTTTAAAAATAGTCCCATTAACTTTTATTAATGGTGGAAGCTTTGGGTTAGTGTCTTTAATTTTAATTATCATTTAAGAAACTCCCCCAATAGTGTTTCTTGTATTTCCTGGAGATACATCTCCTAATACGCAAATTGTTCCAATAACTGGTGTCCAGGTAATTGTTGATGCTCCATCTGGAACTATTGCCTGTAGGTCAAAAGATAGCTCTGCCACTACTGATCTATATTTTATTCCCCAATTTTCTGTTACAGATGCTGGGGCACTTACTGTTACTACTGATCCATCAATAGAAACTTCTAGCTCATCTAGAACATCTGTTATTGGATCATAGGCGGTGGCAGCAAATGCCCATCCATCTGTATCAAATTCTGTAACTTCATTATTTTCAAGAAATGAAACTGTAAATGAAGCATAGTCTCCACGAACAACTGTCCATTGTATATTTGCTGGTGTAGCGCCAAATTTTTCTATTGTAGGAGAGCACATATAAGGATTATATCATATTAAATGACTAAGCCCCTAGGGGCAGTGGGGGGTGGGTAGAGAGCAACCTAGGGGCCAGCCATACAAAGTATAACATTATATTCTTTAAAAATACCAGAGTATAAAGATTTTATAACTTTTTGTTATATTTTTATTTGTTATCAAATTGTTATTGTCTTAAATGTCCGTTTTGTTATGTTATGTCTATTAGGCCAGGGTATTGGATAGTGTATACTTAAAATATATAAGAAAAGAGATATAAGCAAATAAGGTTTTTAAAATATCTTTTATATATTATATATAGTAAATTATTTAGAATGATCTTTTAAATGTTCAACAACAAGATCAAATATTTTGTCAGTTTTTTCTTCTAAGCGATTAACGGAATCTTTTAGTGATGATCCAGAATTTGGTTTAAGTTCACTTAGGTAATGTTTTACAAGCCATTTGATTCCGCCAGCTACAATAACAAAAATTGATAAAAGTGATAATACTAATGCAGCCCAGTCTTGTAGAGTCATAAGTATAATTATATCATTATATAAGATAAAAAAAATATTTTTTAAAGTTCGCCCGAATTACAAAGCCGATTTTAAGTTCGCCGAAATAGAGATTAAACAAACCACATACCTACAAACCTTGGATACACGTATCCACCTATGTAGACATATCTGGTGATCTTTGGTATACTGGTTTGATGGTAGAGACAATTAGGAATATATTACAAACCTTCCTTCCTGCAAAATTAAAAACACATCACATGTTATATCGCCTGCCTGCAATTGCAGAATTTTTAGAAGAGCTTATTGCCCAAACCTTAAAAGATAATGGTTTGGAAAATGACTGGAAGCCAAATAGATCTCATACCGTATCCAAAGATCTTACCCTAGAGACGGGTCAATCATTTTCAATCAAGTCTGGAGTCTATGACCCAAAAAAGGGTACATTGAGATTTTCGGGGAGCAGATTAGGAAAACATGACACATTAGAACAAATGGTAGAGGCAATAAATGATACACATGCTGATTACTATATATGTCTAGCAAAGGTAGAATCGGATTGGTCTAATATACCCGAAAAGGATGAAGATAAGAAATATCAGCTATTTGTATTTGAGGCTTCTATGCTAGACTATAATGGTGTATGGGGAGTTAGAGAGTCTAAAAAGGGTGGTTTTAAATACGTTATGGATATACAAGGAATGCATGCAAAGATAAGTCCGTCTATGTCGTATCAATTATGGACTACCGTTTCTAAATCGCTAATAGGCGAGCCAGAGGTGTTAATTGTCTAAAAGTTCTGACGAATCTAAGGATGTTACTATAGGTGATTGGCTTAAGCCTTCTACGCCTAGGGCGTCAGAGGAAATTGTTAACTCCCGTTTGAAAATTTGTAATGAGTGTGAGCATTTTAAAAAGAATGGATCCCGTTGCAAATTGT